AATGGCTGTTGTTCTTCTGGCAAGTCTTCGATCTTCACATCTGCCAGACTCTCTTCTTCAGTGTCGATTTCCAATTCCTTCAAAAGATCATTTAGTCCCATTTCATCCTCCTTGTTCCGCTATTTTGTGAGCATCATGAAAAGCAGTCTCCATTGTGTTTAGAGATTGCTTCTTCCGTTTGTTTTTAAGATCATATTTTATATCTGATTTTGCAGGTTCGTATGTTATTTTCTCCTTTTTCATCCATGCCTTTTCTTGGCTGTGAGTTGCAACATTCGGAGGGGTCGATGATCCATCACCAAACGTCCTTTTTTTGAATATTCTTGGTGTAAACGTAGCCGGTACTTTAAAAGAAACATTACCACATTTCGGACATTCCGTTTTGCCAGATCCTTTGAAATCAGAGATTTCATCAAATCCATTTTGGCAATAAATACACTCATACTGGTAAATCGGCATTTTGCATCCTCTCGGCTATCTGTTCCGGTGTCATTTCTCCGTTCAGCATATTTTCAACATCCAACGATGGATACGATTTTGCAATCTCTTTTATAGTTCCCTGAACATTAACCATCTGCATCATAATCGGATTTGACGCAACTGCATTTAAGAAATTAGATATAACGGTCACAAACTCATTTATTTCCTGCCTATCCTGCTCAGGTATTTGTGGTCTCATTTCCGATGCTTCTACTTCGTAAAAAAGCTCACCCTGTATGTCTTTTCCACTAACCTCTGTCCAGAATACTCCAGACTTCCCAATTATCTTTACTGCCTGAGCAACAGAAAGAGTTGCTTGCATTAATTTACCAAGATTCTCGTAAGTCTGTTTAACCCAATCTGCAACAAGATTTTGTTTATCCAAACGCCTAACTGCGCCGTGTGTTTCCTGAAAATTTGCTTCATCTTTAGTTTTTCTTCTTTGTGTAAAACCAGTTCCGGCTTCTGTTCCACCAGAAACTTCATTAAAATCATTTCTTGACTGAATCAAGTTCTGAAAGATAGATGGATCTTGTGGTGCCATTCCTATTGGAACAGGTATTTTTGTTATATCAGAAACCTTAACAAGTGTCATATCTTCCGAACTCTTCATCGCTTCGAGTCCCTCAGAATCATCAACACCAAGAAATGTATCATCTTCATATCCAAATTTTCTCGCAGATCGTCTTGCATGAGTTATCATCAACGATCTACCAATATTTACTTCTTCCTGCATCGGTACTTCTTGTTTAACATCAGAAACACCATAAAAACTATCTGGTTTCTCGTTAAATTTCAAAAAACTAAACGGATTCATCGTGTATGGCTCTTCTCTTATAAAATCATTTGAATTATCAGGAAGAACCAATAGTTCATTATTTTTAAAGTCGTATATTTCAACAAATCTTACGTTTTCAGTATCTTCTGTGTCGGAAAGCTGTTTTGCTGCATTTATTTCCGAATCTGTTTTACTTTTGTTTATTTCTTTATATTCAACATTAGCGGAAAGAGCCTCTGTATTTTTATAAAGAGGATTGCCTTTCAAATAACTAAGTGGCTTAACTATCTCCTGCCCTGCCCACGGCGATCTTTCTACAAAATTTCTACAATTAACATCTATCAATATTTCTCTTGGACTAATTCTCTCTGCGTAATACAACTCAGATGTTATTATTTGATCTGGTTCAAACTGAATGTTTCCATCAACTACATCAAATACAGGAACTCCAAGATTATCATATCCAAGTATTACTGGTTTGTTTTTATTAGGATTGACAGAAAACATTGGCGTATATGTTGTTTTCAAACATCCAAATGTAAATTTTGCATCAAGAATAGCAAGTCTTATATGTTTTTTTAAAGGTGTTCCCATGTTATATTTTATAAAATGCTTCATAAGCTCCTGCATTGCAAAAGCAGGTAGCTCAAACTCTTTTTTTGTTGCATTTATAATTGGTGTAGGATTCTGAAAATACAAACTCGGCAATTCTTTTTTCATGTTTGCAAATATAAGATTTACAGTCGTCCTGTCCTTTAAAGTGCTTTCATCATCACCCCACTGATTGCCTTCATACATATTCATCCATCTGGTCAGTGGTTCTAATTTTATATCTCTCAACTTGCGAGACGCTGCTATTCGTGATCTCCATTTTTTAACTTTATCAGAAGCAAGAGATAATCCTTCTGGCTCCTTGAGGGTTTCGAATACCTCACTCGCTTGCGGCTGTTCTATTATTTCGCCTCTTTGATCAGATTCTATCGTCACAATTGAATCTCCTACATGCGTTTGGTCTTTTGTCGTATATTTCACATCTGTTATTTTTCAAATAAACACACGATCCATCTTTCTTCTTTATTGCAAATACATAACCCAAAATTAACCCATTTTCCGTAAGAGGCACAATTTTTTTATATTCTATTCGCTCAGCCTCTTCCTTGCTCAATGTTACGCCATAATCCTTACAGCATATATGATTTTTTTCGCATTTATCGCAATTCATTTCAGCGTTCCACCGTCAACATCGGGATCTGTAAACTTATCAGGAAATAACCAGTGCAAATGATGCCACTGTTCGTGACCAAGAACCTCTTTGTTATTTTCTCCCATATATACAAAAACTTCTTTTGTAGTTGGGAACGCTGCGCCTATCCAATCCCTATCTATGGCAGACTGAAAATCATCAATATCAGTATAAAAATGATATGTTAATTCCATTTTCACAGACACGTGTTTATGTTCTGTTTGTGTGGCGCATCCTAATAGTAGAAATATCAATATGTATTTATACAACCAATTTAACTTTATTATTTGCATCGTTGGTTTCCGTTCCGGCAGAGACAAAAATATCACCAGCCACGACCCCTGTTCCGTAATGATCGGCCTGTGTTACACTGACCTCATAAATAGTGTACTGCACACAAGTTCCTGTTGATATCAACGCACCAACAGCAAACCTTTTGATCGTTGCGGCAGCTACTGAATCACCAAACTTTTTGTTGATTTTGCTGTAGATAACGGAAGCATCGCTCACGGTCTCACGGGTTAAAACAACATCGTCGTAGATTACTGTGACTGCTGTGCCAGCCTTGATTACAACCAACTCAGCCGCTGCGGAATAATCCACATACCCTGTGTGCAGCACAGTCTCAACGTCGGCAACTCGCTTTGTATTTGTGACTGTGGCTTGCATTTTCTGAATAGAGAAGTTATCAAGATCACAATCATCCCCCGCCGCAGTAGAAATAACTAAAAAAGTTGATGATGCACCCGCTGCAACAGTAAACTCAAAAACATTGGGGCCATCAATTATTGTACCTATTACCTGGGCTATACCACCAATCTGTAAAAAAAATCCAGAATTCCGCACAACAGCATCAACAGTAATAGAGTATCTGTCCCCGGCTACCCATCCTCCAAAATCCACTTCAGGCAAACGACAATACTGCCCGGCCGCATCTGCCGTAATTGTCATATCGTTAGTAGTGTTGTATGCTGCAATGTCAACGTTAACCCAATTTTCACCTCCGGTGAACTCCCGATCTGCTTGGGCTGTAATCTTCTCTGTCCCATTCGCTCTCAACGTCCGATCAAGCTCTGTCAGAATCGCGTTGCTGCCTGAGAGTTTGCGGATTTTCAAACGAGTTATATGCGTGGTTCCGGCACCCACGTTTTGAATTGATAAGACTGCCGTGCCTACGCATTGTCCCGACTGAACCGCGAAACCGGAAAGATCCGTGGTTCCAAGCCCAACCTTAATCGTGGTTGAGGAAGTTCCAAGAACCTGCACCTGATAATATGAGCCGACTTCAAGAACATCGGTGTCAAGCGTGATTTCTGCCCCGGCAGTTGTGACAAAAGTATCGGCATCAGAAATAGAAGCGTTAGCCCCGGCTGTATAGCCAGATGTAAGATCAAGAGGATCTGCTATTAAATTCGCCCCATACGGATCATCCGCAGAATCAGCAGATGTTTTCAGCCCGGTTGCTTCGCCTGCGGCTATTGTGGCGGCTAACTTTGCAAGATAATCATTATATTTTGGTGATCTAACAGATGCTTGCATTATGCGCCTCCATCCAACCACGGGCCAAGGCCAGATGCAGCAATCCAATCATAAACTCCTGCCGATGTTTCTAATGTCCAAAGTGTAATATTATGACTTACTGCTGCCGCCGTATTACTAACTTTGTCAGCATTATCAAGCGCAGTTCCGTCAAGATAAATTTTGTCACTTGCTCCGGCTTTCAAATGAACATTTTCTGTAACTGCACAAGTAAATGTGATATTCAAACCTTCTTCCGCTGTTGGCAGGGTATATGTAGCCGCTGCACCTTGGCCAAGATTACTTATTAATGTTCCCCTACATTCCTGAGCTGTTAAAACTGCCGTTGCGGTCTTTACAATTTCGTCGGAACCGACGGAAGTTACACCAGCAACTGTTACCGTGTCTGCGGTCAGAGTAATTAAATCAAGATCAGTAGTAATCCCGATTGTCTTACCGGAATACATTATTATATCTTCGTCAAATGTAACATCTCCGGGAAATGTGCTAAATGCAGAAACGAGTATGATTTTCCATTTATTTGCGCTTGAATCAAATACGGCAATATAATCACCAGTGGCGGTTGATGCTAATATCTGATCAATCACAAGTTGATAATCTTCTGAATATCCTTTTCTTACTAATGAAATTCCGCCGCCTTGATAATCTTCTGATAATGATTGTCTTAATAAATCAATGTTCATTTTGTCACCATATAGTGTAGGGTTAATGCTCTAAATTCGTGCATATCAAACATTTTGCCGGGACATGTTTTTTGTGAAAACTCATTATGTGCATGTATTTCATCTATGCTGTCACACAAGCCAGCAACGTATCTTGCACTTAAATCGAATTGATTCTTCGGCACCCAATGATTATCAAAATTACCAACCACACAGAAGCCAATTGAATCGTTGTGTCCTTTGCAGTGTGCACCTTTTTTTCCGAGTGGTCGTCCTGCGAGTATTTCATATCGCCCATGCACTAATTCGCATCCAAAATGGTATCCAATGTCGTTCCAACCAAGCGATTTGTGATATTTTCGAATCGCTTGCCACGATACCGTTCCTGAATCTTTTGTTAGTGAGTGGTGAATTATTATCATTTCATTTCCATGTATTTTTCAACTTTACCTATGTGAATATTAACTGTCTCTTCGATTTTACTTATCTTTTCGAATATTAATTCCTGTGTATGATTAATATGATTAAACTGGTCTGATATTCTGCTCTCACATTGATCTTGGTGCCTATTCATCTCCTTTTTACTAACCATCGAAACTTTACCCCAAAGAACCAAAAGAGACGCAATAACTCCACTTTCTGCTCCGGCTGGTATATTCATTTATCCCCCGACATGATGAACGTTTTGCTTCGGTGCGCGCAACTTTTTGATTCTGGCTTTCCATGAATCTAACGATTTTGGATTTGCATTTTTTATCACCTTGACGCTTGCTGGTTTTATCAAATATAACTGATATGCCATAGCATCTGCTTCATCACGATCTTTTGCTTTTGGAAACCTGCTTAAGCTAAACATCAGTGTGGATTGTGATTTTCTGAACTTATATTTTCCAGCATTAACGTATGGCCCCATTGCAGAGATTCTATCTTCTTTTGACTTTCCACGGGCCTTTAATTCCATTATCTTCATAGATTTATTATCAGGATCATTGACTATTCGCTCTTGTAACCAGTATTTTAATGCAACCTGATAAACATCAGTCTCTATACCCATTAATTCACAATCGTAATCAAAATACAACTGATACAATTTGTCTATTAATTTATCAGGAGCAACCTTTCCTCTCCATGACAATAGACAAAACATCTCTTTCTTTGGATTCACAGCAGTTATGTTTATTGCAGAATAATTACTCGTAGGATTCCTTGTTGGTGCCGGATCTACAGTCATGAATCTGCGATAATCATAACCCTCTATGGTGTCATATGTAGTAAAATCATTAAAGGTACGGTCGCCAACAGGAATAGGATCAAGATTATAAAACTTTGCATAAGTTTCAGGATCTTCCTCCTGAATCTCCTTTAGATCTTGTGTGGTTAATCGTTCAGGAAAGATTGATTCTCCCTTTTTAAATGGAAGAGTTATTCCTATTGGTTTTTCGTATGTTGCAGGTACTTTTAATACTTCTATTGGTGTTAATTTACCAGTATCAACTGCTTCCTTATAAATCTGAAGATAATGAGCATATAGATCGCCAT